ACGCCGGCGGCGTCGATCTCGTCCAGCGCCTCGGTGAGCAGGTCCGGGTGTCGCGTGAGCCACCCCGGCACCTCCACCCGCACGCCCCCCGGCGTCAGGCGGAGCCCGTAGTCGCCCCCGCCGCCACCGTGCGCGTCGGCGCAGGCTAGGAGGGCGAGCAGTGGCAGGAGGGCCCAAAGACGCATTCAAAACACCCCCTGGGGGAAGACGAGGGGGGCGGGGTTGTCCTGGGAGACGACAGAGCTGTTATTCGTTAGGGTCAGGCCCCCGATCTGGCTCTTCAGGTCCGCATCCAGTAAATCCCAGTGTGCGACGATGCTGCCGGGCCTCACCAGAGACGGATGCGTGCCCGCTCCCAGCGATGCCGCCTCCGCATCCGACAGGGCTACGTCCCAGACCGTCACCATGCCGATGCGGCCGTTGAATCGTTGCTCGTTCCCCGATTCCAGGTAGCTTATGCCGAAGCTCGTATAGGCGCCAGGAGACCGCGATGTAGCGTTTGTCGCCTTGTTGCCCCCGTCCAGATATACCGCCCGGGCGGTCCCCTCCTCGACGTAGCAGCCGTGATACCACGTCCCGGCGGACAAGGTTGGTGTTGGTTCGGCCTGCGCTGCCGAGACGCCGTTCCAGTGGAACCCCTGTAGCTTGCTCCCGTTCACCGTCATACGGTTCTGGTCGTTGCCTGCTGCCTTGAACGTCAGCAGAGATGACTGTGTCGCTACGTCATCTCCCTGGAACCAGCAGGCGCAGGTGAACGGCGGGGCCGGCATCCCAGAGCCGTATGTGAGATCCGTACTCCCGCTGAAATCTCGACTCACCCTACACCCCCACCGTAAAGCCCCAAAGCTCGGCGTCTATCGTGGCGTCGTCGTCGCCGTGCGTCGGGTCGCGCCGCAGCCGCAGGACGAACGCCTCGCCGGCGGCCAGGCTGTCCATGTCGGCCCCGTCGGTGAAGCTGATGGTGGCGTAGTCTACCTCTCGCAGGACCGACGGGGCGGCGGCCGAGATTCCGTTGAAGTCGTACGTGTGGGCGGTGTCGAAGTCCTCGGCGTCGTCCTGGAGGCGCCGGATCGCAGCCTCCCACCGGGCCGTGGTGGAGAGCTCGCCGATGGTCCACTTGAGCTTGACCGTCATCCCCGAGCCACCATAGCTGATCGGCAGCGTCAGATAGAAGTCCAGGTATTCTGCGGACGAGGCGCCGAAGAGCGCCACGAGCTTGCTCTCGGCTGGAGTCGAGCCCCCCGCCACGGTCCCGTAGGTGGCGCGGGAAGCGGACGGGCCCTGCGAGGCGGAAACATCGACGTAGGGGATGAGGTCGACGCCAGCCATCTTGATGACGCCCGCAGACCCCGCACCTCCTGAACCCGCAGCCCCAGGCGTCAGGATGATGTCGCCGCCGTCTGGGTCGTTGGACGTGTGGGCGCCACCGTCCGGGGCGGTGATCTCCAGGTCGTCCCCGTCCGCGTCGGCCGCCGGCGCCACGATGGTGAGGTGGGGAGCGGTGAGGCCGTCGGCGAACTCAAACGCCTTGCCCACCTGGATGTCCTGCGTCGAGTCCGTCAGCGTATTGGCGGCGAGGTCGCCATCGAAGACGGTGTCGGTGTCGGTATCCCAGGTCGGAACTCCACCCGAGAGCTTGAGCACCTCCCCATCGCTGCCCTTGGCGAGCCGCGTCGGTGCTCCGCTCGCACCACCGTAGATGGTATCGCCCGAGGCGGTCATGGGATTCTGCATCCCGCCGCCGCCGCCCCCCCCAATCGGCCCTCCCTTTGCCGGCGGCATCAGTACCTCCCCGTCCAGAGCACCTCGAGCGTGTCGGTAGTGCTGCCCTGGTGATACCAGAGGTTGAGGTTGGCCCCGGGCGGGCATTGCTTCGCATTCAAGCCAAAGCTCACCGCTCCCGTGGCGGGCGACACCGTCCAGGTGTTGGTGTCGCTGTTGGTGTGCTTGATCAGCGCCGACTCGCCCGTAGCCGTCACCTGCAGCGCCACGCCGGTCGCCCCACGGAATCCCGCTGTGGACGGGACCGACAGGCGCGTCCAGGTATCGGACGTCGCCTTGTTCTCGACGAAGAAGTCCTCAGCGAGGAAGTCCGTATCCGCCATTTCGCCTCCTATGCCACTGAGGCCGGCTCAAGCGCCGCCTCGTAGATCTCGATCAACTCGGGCCCGACCCGCTCGAGCCCGAAGGGCTCGGCGTACCGCTCGCACTCGTCAGGGCGCCCCTCGCAGTACGCCACGTACTGCGCTCCACGCCGCACAGCGTCCGCTATTGACTCGGGGTCGCCTGGCGTGTAGGTGATCCTCGCGTGGCGGTTGGGGGCCGCCGCAACGACGGGCGTGCCGCAGCTCCACGCCTCCCGCACGATCCGGGTCCCGATCTGCGCCGTCGTCAGCACCAGGTCCGCAGCTCGGTAGACCCGGTCGATCCCACGCATCATCCCCTTGGCCTCACCCAGGATCCCCAGGCTGCGCAGGTGCCGGAGCAGGTACTGCCACGGGCTCGACGGATCGCAGGGGAGGGCATAGAGGTGGACCCGGAGACCGGGCAGCAGAGGCGCCGCCAAGGCGAGCCCGTGGACCAGGTGATAGGGGCTGTTGTCCGGACGGTGGACGTCCGCGATCAGGATGTTGAGCGCCCCCTTGCGAGAGCCGAAGTCATGGACCTCGCCCTCGCGGGGATACCGGCTGCGGTCCAGCGGCGGGGCGCTCGTCGTCGCCAGCTTGTCCGCAGGGATCAGGGCCTCGAGGTACGGCAGATGCTCACGCCACAGCGTCACGATCCTACGCCGCAGCGGGTCCTGACCCCACCGACGGTACAACCCGTAAACGTTATTCTGCTTGTCGCAGCTGGTGGTGAATGAGACGACCGGTCGTCCGTGCACAATGTGAACGACCGGAACGCCGAGCCTCCTAGCCCAGCGATCCGGCACGTCCGTGTGCGTCACCAGGATGTCGCAATCAGCCGCTGCGACGTGGCTGTGTGCCTCTATGGCATGGTCGCCCCGTGCGTCTACCTCACCAGCCCTGCTGTCCTCGCCAGGGACCCCTGCGTCGATCAGGATGGCCTCGTGGCCAAGCAGACGCTCAGCCACGAGGATATCCCGCGTCGTCTCGTAGAGGCCGCAGCGACCAGGCGCAAACGGTACGTAGTGCGCTATCGCTATCCGCACGAGGTCTCCTATCAGGCCAGGTAAGCGCCGTCCGCCAGGGCCCGGCCGATCACCCCGAAGTTGACGTTGCCGCCACTCGTACCGGCGCTGTCGTCGCCATGCAGGTAGAGCTTCTTGGTGGACTCGAGGACGAATGGGAATTTCTCGGTGTCGCCGTCTGCGATTGCAGACAGGCGACCCTGACTCCCCAGGGTCCCGATCGCCTCGACCAGCACGGGGTCGTTGACTCCGGTCTCGCCGTAGGCGTTGTCCGTCGAGAGCTCAATGTTGGTGGGTCCCGCCAGGGCCGTACTGTCCTTGGCGATCACGACGTCCTCGATCAACACCGCACCGCCGGTCGCAGTGCAGAGGGTGTTGCCCGCCGCCTGCGTGTTGTTGCCGATCGCGGTGTCGGCCAACGTCCCGTAGATGGCGACCGGGTAACCCGGCGTCATCAGGACCAGGTCGCTGCTGATCTTGGCTGCGTCGCTCTCGATCACCGTAGTGTCGCTCTCCACCACCGTCGTCTGGCTGTGGATCGCCTCGGTGTTGGACTCGACGACGATCGAGTCTGACTCGATCACCGTCGTCTGGCTGTGGATCGCCTCGGTGTTGGACTCGATCACGACCGAGTCCGACTCGAGGATGATCGAGTCCGACTCCATCACGGTGGTCTGGCTGTGGATCGCCTCGGTGTTGGACTCGACGACGATCGAGTCCGACTCGATCACCGTCGTCTGCGACATGATGATCGTGGTGTCGCTCTCGATCGCTGCGGTATCGGAGCTCACCGCCGAGACATCCGAGCGCTGGTGCGTGTGAGAGTTGACGTGCTCGCCGGCTGCCCCGGCATTGATCGCGTGGAGGTTCCCGAACTGGACATCCCTGGCGCTGTACGCCAGGCAGTCGAGAGACACCCACCGGTCGCAGTTGGCGCCCATCAGGATCGGACCTGACGCTGCGTTGGTACCGTCGGTACCATCCCAGGCGTCGGTAGCACCCGACCCGTCGCCGTCCGCCTCGAAGAAGACGCAGCGGTCGACGAACACCGCCGTAGTGGTCGTGTTGACGTGAATCCCGAACGCGGTCGCCTGACCCACCCAGAACGTACAGTCCCGGAAGGTCAGGTTGAGGCCGCCGTTGCCGGCCGTCAGCACACCACGGTGGAGATCGCGGAATACACACCCATCGATCAGGACGTCAGTGATCGCTCCGGTGAGCTCGACGCCGTAGTTGGTCCACGAGCTCGTGCTGTCGCTCGAGTCGAACGAGCAGCCCTTGACCGTGAGGCCGTCGGCATCCGCCGTCGTCAGAAGAGCTGCGGTCGTCGAGCCAGCCGCAGCCGACCTCGTGAACCGCAGCCCCTCGATATGGACGTTGGCCGCCGACACGGTCATGAGGTCGACCGTCCCCGCACCGGTGATCGTGTAGCCTGCCTCCGGGTTGTCCGTCGGACAGACGATCTTGAGCCGCGCCAAGTTGGCCGCGATCGTCGCCGTGCGAGTCTCCGACCCGCCAGGCGAGCAGATGATGGTGTCGCCCGCCTGCGCCGAGGCGATCGCTGATGCCAGCGTCGCCTTGGGGTGCAAGCGGCTCAGCCCGTCGTTTCCGTCGGACCCGTTGTTTCCGTCGACGAAGAAGATATCCCCGCCGGGGTTGGCCCTCGCCACCGCCCCGGCGTATTCCTTGGCCTGTCGGATCATCTGACCCTTGCTCAGCTGTGCCACCTTTCGCCACCTCCTTTCTTAGAGTGCTACTGTGGCTTACGGAGCCGTAGTCCCCGAGAGCGACTGGACGACGTAGACGTAATCCCTGGCGCCGACCTCGACGTCCCATGCGACCCGAGCCTGGAACGCCAGGCGGGAGCGCAAGAACGATTCGGTGTCGCCACTGAGGGTGACGAACTCAAAGCTGAGCTTCCACTTGCGGACGAACTGCCTCTCGAACCAGCCCAGATACCAAGCGGTCGTCGACAGGTCGTCGAGCTTGGGAGTGCTGCGCAGGCGAGGCCTGTACGGCCCGCGGGGGCCCCAGTTGGAGACTTCATTGAAGACGCCCGGGACCATCTCGCTGTTCATGATCTTGAGCGCCGTGCCGACCAGAGCGTCGGGTACGAGCAGCGTCATGCGGCTCACCGGGATGGCGATCCGCTTGCCACGGCTGTTGGTCACGCCGGCGAGCCGGGAGCGGACGTTCTCGAGGTCCGTCTCGTCCACCAGGGCGTTGTCGGTGTAGCGGCTACCGGACGACGGCAGCCGGGTCAGGGTGGTGTTGGTGGTGACGTAAAGGCTCTGCGCCGCCCCGCCAAGGTGCAGCACGTAGGGCTCAGCCGCCGACGATCCGGACCCATCGATATCGCAGACCCGCCGGAGCGTCTGTTCCTCTACGAGCTCCGCTGCGATCTCACCGAGGGCGTTGACCCGCTCGACGATGTTGGCGACGTCGTTCTCCTCGATCGTCTCCGCGGTGATGGAGAGGCGACGACCGTTGCGCTTGTGCGCAATGGTGTACTTCTCCTCGCCGGCGCCGATCTCCGGGAAGTCCTTGCCCTCGTCCACCCGGTCGATCTGGGTGTCCTCGGAGAGGATGTTGGCGAGCTGGGTGAAGCGTTTGTTGTCCTGCAGCTCGGTGACGAGCTCGCCACCGATCGTCGGGACCATGTCGTACGCCTCGTTGACGCCGGCGACCGTCAGGCCGCCAGCCAGCAGCGGGAATGCGCTTGCCATGATGGCACGCTGCTGACCCATCACGTTGACGTGGCAAGGAACCTGGACGTCCGCCAAGGCCTGGAACAGCCCCCGCAGATCGCTCACGTCCTGCCAGCGCAGCTTGCCCTTGTCGATGAGCTTCTGCGTCTTGCCGAGGAACTCCTCCGGATGCCTGCTCGCCAGGTGGCGCAGGTCGTCGGTGTTGAGGCCGGGCGACCCGACGGTGATGTTGCTGGCGAACGCCTTCCGCTGCCGCCGCTGCGGCTGGTCGGGTACGCCGTTATTGCTCGTGTCGAACATAGGATCTCCTTTCGGCGCTACTGGACCACCGCGCTGTAGTAGCTGACGGCTTCTCGGATCACGATGCGGACCTGGGAGACGTTCTTGAGGGTCGTGCCGGCGTCGAGGCTGCCGTCGTCCGCCAGGTGCCCCTGCTTGAGCGGGTAGTGCTCCTGACCGACGGTGTAACCCAGCACGTTCGTGCCGGACTCGCTCACTGCCTCGGAGCTGCTGTAGTAGACAGCGGTCCCGATCGTGGGGTTGTTGGCGGTGTCGATGTCGTACTCGAAGATGTCGCCCCGCCGGGGAACGATCACCTCGTAGTAGCCCGCTCGGTCGCCAGACTTGACCTCCTCGTTGGCGATGCAGACGTTGCTGTCCATCGCGAAGTCGCTGTCGAGCGGAACCCAGGCGGTGTTCGTCGCTCCGGTGAGCTCGAGCAGCTCCCCGCGCTTGATCGCCTGCGTCGCACCCGCCTGGAAGTTGCCGAGCCACACCAGCGGCTCGCAGGCCCCGTCGACGGAGCCAACCCACCTCACTTTGTTGCTGGCCACCGGTTGTCCTCCTTTTGTTGTGGCCCGGCAGAACAAAAAAGGGGCGGCGCCGCTGCGTAATGCAGTCGGAGCCGCCCCATACGCGGCCACGGTGCGCTGGAGTATGGGCCCAGCAGCGAGGGAGCTACCCTCTCACCGTGTCAGTCTGTCGTCCGTGTCAGCCGCAGAGCGACCGACGCAGGATCTCGTCACTCACCTGATCCCACTCGGGACCCTTCTTCGCCGGCTCGGGCTCCGGGGAGCCGATCGGGCGCATGCGCTTGGCCTGCGCCTCGAGCAGGCGCTCTCTCGCCTCGTCGTACTCGAGGCCCTCGAGGATCAGCCGGTCCGCCAGCTTCTCCAGGCCCCGGGGTGCGATCGCCCTGATACGTGCGGCCAGCTTGGCCTCCTCGATCTCCTCGAGCTCCACCACCACCGGCTCGGCGGTGCGCTCCACCACCTCCGGCTCCTGATCGGCGACCTCCTCAGCCGCCCGCTCCTCGTCCGCCATAGCTGCCTCCTCTCGCAGACGGCTGATCACGACGTCTATCCACTCCGGCATGGCTCTCCGCACCGCTGCGGAGTCAGCCGGCACAGACACCACACTGATCTCGTAGAGCTCCCACTCCTCGACAATCCGAGCCGGACCGTCGATCGAGCGGCTGCTGAGCTCGTAGGTCTCTCCCTGTCCCACGCTCTTGGCTTTGCGCGGGACGAACCCCACCGACAAGGCATTAAGAAAGCCGCCCTGGACGAGCTGCTGCACCTCTCTGGCCCGGGCCGTCGGGGCGAATGTCACGTCCGCCACGAGCTCGTCTCCCTCGACCCTCACGGCGGCACGCCCCACGACAGCTCCCGCCTCGAATCGGTTGTGGCTGTCGAGGATCACGGGATTGCGGATGAAGCGGGTGAGGTCGGCCCCATCCATGCGCAGGTGCTCGACGCCGTCATAGGTGTCGACGCCGCGCTCGGTAGCAGCGACGAACGTCATCGCCGAGCCGTCGTCGCTCGTCCCTCTGACGCTGACGCTACGCAGTATGCCTCTCGTGACCACGTCTCCTCCTATTGCTCGACCCCGAGCAGCATCATCAGGGCGAGGGCGACCTCCTCGTCATACCTCGTGGCTCCCGCAGGCAGCGCCGGGATCGCTCGACGGGGACCGTACTGCAGGGGCAGCGACACCGGCGCCACGATAGCAGGCGCCACGCCCGCCCAGCCTCCGGTGACGAGCGCCAGCAGCCCGCCTCGCAGGCCCCCACCGCTCGCCCATCCCTCCGTCCCCACTGCCAGTACGTCTACCGACATCAGAGCCTCACCCGCCCAGCCGGCGTCTTGCGCAGCGTGTAGAGAGCGTCGCCGGCCTGGTCCTTGTAGACGACGTCTACTGTGCCGTTCTTGTTGTCGGTCAGCGCAAAGTCTCCGTTCGCCCACGCCAGCATCGTCTGCAGTACCACCTCGACCGTCTTGCTCCCATCCACCAGCTGCGCCATCAGCGCATCGACCACACCCTGGCTGGCGGCGGTGTCGATCTCGTCGATTAGGTTGCTGCGGCTGTGCTCAACCAACACCGTGTATCCCCCGAGGGTCGGGACGATGACGTCGAGGCCGTCATCGTGGTACAGGTTGCCGTCGATGATCAGCGTGTGATCCGCCTCGTCCGGCCTGAGCTGGAAGCCATTCTGCAGGAAAAACGTACGGCCGGCGGAGTTCCCGCCCCCGACGGGGTCTCCCCCGATTGCTCGCAGGGCCGGGGGGAACTTGACGTCGTCCGTCGCCAGGACATGCTCTTTCCAGTCGGAGTACAGATCCTGCTGGACATTGACGCTCGTCACCCCAGCCTTGGCGATAAATAGCTTGTTGGGCCCGTCGAATGTGAACTTGGCCATTGCCATTAGATATAGTTCCGCTCGAGGCTGTTGACCACGGCGATCGTCAGCGTGTTGACCTTGGTGATGGTGGCGGTCACGAGGACGTGCTGCGCCAGGTTATCCCCGAGCGCTACGACCGTCACGGCAGCGGGCGTGTCAGGCGTCCGACCCCCCTGGTTGTTGTTGGTATAGTCGAAGGTCGTCGCTATGTTGCCGGTGATCGTGGTGAAGTTCATGTCGGTGCCGTCTTTATTGTCGACGATCACCGCTCCGTTGGTCCCGAACTCGTCCCCGGTCGCCGGCGTCCCGTCCGGGTCGTCGAAGTAGGCGACCAGGCGGGCGGAGCTCGAGCCGGTGAGGTTGGCGTTGACCGAGAACGTGATCCCAACGATAAACGCGTTGGTCCTGTCGTCGGTGCTGATGTCCTGATACGTGACGTTGTTGAGCTCGGCCGACGCCAAGTCGTCCGGGAAAAGGTCGAGCGTGGTGCCGTTCGGGGAGGCGAACGACATCAGCAGGTCTGTGATATCACCCCGCTCCGACCCGTTGCCCTCGTCGATGTCCACGCCCCGGCGCAGTTGTTTCTGCAGGAACTGGAAGCACTGCGACAGGGTCCCGCTGTTGCCGAACAGACGCCAATGGAACGGATACACGACCTGGTTTACCGTCCGGACGATCCCGGTGTCTCCAGCGAACGCAGCCGTCGTGTCGTCCGCATTCCCCGTCACGGCCTCCTCGGCGATCAGGGTGATCGTCAGGGCGACGACGGAATCAATGATGAACGTCTGATCGTTCCCGGGGTCCTCTGCCCCGCTAACGGTGAGCGCCATGCCGGCGGTGTAGCCGTCGGTGACGAACGATCCCGTCCCCCTGGTGATCGTGTCGGGGCCGGCGTCGTTGAACGCGATCGAGGCTGACGAGTGATCCCCGACCGTGGTTTCGAATCGCTGCAGGTGCATTCCGGGCCGGAGCACAATGTAGGTCTGGTTGGTTTCCCCCGCGAATACCTGGTCCGAGGTGTCGAGAGTCAGCTGGGTCGCAGAGTCCCGGCTGATCACCTTGTAGACGCCGATCACCCCTGCCGTACCGGCCGTCACCTTGACCATGTCGCCGGCTGCGACAATCCGTGAGCCAAGCCCGTCGTCGGTAGCGAACGTCGCCCCAGCGCTCGTCAAGGTGCCGGTGTCGCCGTCCACGTCCGCCAGCGTGGCGTTGGTCAGCCCGCTGTCCAGGGTGTTGGTGCGGCAAGTGAATGTCAGCGAGGACTCATCCCCCGGGTAGCTCTTGCCCGGCTCGTGGTAGACGACGATCGTATCGGCGTCAGTGATAGACTTGATCTCATAGAACCCAGTGTAAGTGGTGCCGGCCGTGAGGTTGAGGCTGTCCCCGGGCTGCAGCACACCGTCATTGAACGCCGGCGACACGCCAGTCGACGAGAGGTCGAACGTCCCGTCTCCGTTGTCCACCGTGGCGCCGTTGGTGTTGGTCGAGTGCGTCTCGACCTCCCGGAAGACGTCGTTGGTCCCGTCACCCGCCATCTGACCGTCGTCCAGCGAGATCGCCGGGTCGACGGCGTGAGACAGCGGGAAGCGGTTGACCAGCGCCTCAAGGACCGTCACACCGATGTCCGTCAGGCTCGCCTCGACGTAGGTGCGGGCCTTTTTGCGTACCCGCAGGGTCAGGTAGCGCCGGTGGTCAACCTGGATGATCGCTGCCACGTCGTCCGTGTTGGTCGTCCAGCTCGCCGTCGCTACAGTGATCGCTCCGTCGGTCGCGTCAGCCACAGCCGTGATCGGCCCGAATGACCCGTTGTTCGGACCGTCCTCAGCGCCTCGGATCGTCACGTAGTCTCCGACCCGGTAGTTATCGGTCGCCCAGTTGCCGCCGTCGTTCCGGGTGAGCGTCGTCGCTGTGAAGGCGAAGCCAGTCCCGGTGTCGGGACCCACGTCAGGACCCGTGACGAGCACGGCTTGGTTGACAGCTCCGGTCAGCTTGAAGTCGACTGGCGTCCCGGTCGCGTCGCCCTGCTGGTAGTAGACCTGAGCGTCGGTGTCAAGCGAGCCCAGGGTGACGACACCGGCGTAGCGGCGCAGGATATTGTCGCTGGCGTCACGCTCCTGCCAGCCTCCGGTGCGGATCAGCTCCCGGGTCTGGCCCTCGGTGTCAGTCGTCTGAATGCCGTTGTTGGAGGCGAACGACCAGGCCGACGCGGCGTCGCCGTTGACCCCCCCCATGATCATCTGTTCACGAGTAATGGGGACGAACGGGAAATCGTACTGGATCAGGTCCTCGGCGTTGCCCAAGCCCGCAGCCAAGGTGTGCCACTCCTCCTTGAGGAACGAGTAGAGGCACTGCAGCGTCACGCCGTCTGCGGCGTCCTCCGTCGCCCCGCCGGTCGTCCCCGGGGCTGCGATCTGGTAGTCGAGGTCCGCCGCCGTGGAGGCCGGGATGGCCCGATCCACCACAAAGGTCGTGCCTGTGATGGTGCCGACTACCCGATAGTGGCCGATGATCCCGCCGTCATCGGCTGGGTCGGAGATGATCGACAAGACGTCCCCAGCGGTGACACCGTCACCGGTGAAGTTGGCGCCTGCGTCGGTGAATGTGGTCGTGCCGTCCGAGTCGCCGGTCGAGTCGATCGCGTGCCGCACAGTGCCCAGCCCGCGGATCGAGATCGTCTCAGCGATCGGGTCGACCGCCACCTTGAAGCGGTCGAGATTGTCAGGGTCCGTGACGATCGACATGTCAGTACTCCATCGGTACGGTTGTGTCGCCCCGCTCGAGGGCCTTGCTCCGGGCGTACCGCAGGCACGTCCCGCACTGCACGCAGAGCCACCGGCTGCTCATCGAGTCATACATGGCCTCTTGTCCACGCTCCAATGTCGAGCTGCAGAGGCTGTCAGCGCACGGGATTGGCCGCCCTGCGCGGATTACCTGGTGTAGCTGATCACCACCCATTAGATATACACCCTGTCCACAACCTGCGCGATCGGAACCGACGCAGCAGATGCCGGAACCGTGTAGCTGAATAGGTACACGGGCAGAGCCCGGTCCGTGTTGAACACCCTGATATCTACGCTCGTCCCGTTCCCCAATGAGAATGTGAACGACCTGTCATCGGTCGTCCCGTCCGTCGCCTCCTCGACACCAGCGAGCTCCGTGATCGTCCCGGCTGCGTAGACACGCACCTCGGTGCTGTCGAGCAACCCCGTCAGCGTCACCGCTACATTGGCTTGGACGTCGACGGTGCCGCTCGCTGTGTTGTTCCACTCGCCATCTGCCGGAGGGTTGGCGGCGTCCGTCGACGACACGATCACGTCAGCGTTGGACCCCGAGTTCTCCCCGTGGTAGAGCGTGCCGCTCGTGTAGTTGCCAAAGAAGTTGATCCCGGGGAAGCCAATCGTGTAATCAGCGGCCTGAGACAGATGGGCCATGTGCTGAGTGGATGGCGTGCCGCTGGTGATAAAGCTGACGTTTTTGACCTTGTGCGTCGTCGAGGCGAACCGGAGGCCCCGGTTCTGGCTCGAGACCCGGTCGTTGGGGTCCACCACGGCGCAGCTCAGCATCTCGGCGCCGCTGTTGGCCGTCCCCATCGTCACCTCGCCACATCCCGAGAACAGGCAGGAGATGATACTCGTCTTGTTGCCGTCGTCGAACGTACACCCGTCTCGGGCTCCGACGACGTCCAGGCCGCTCAGGTCAACGGCCGAGAGGTTGGCTATGTTGGTGGACATGTCCACCTTGTAGGTCACTGCAGACGTCTCTACACGGACCGACCCGCCCAACAAGCCCTGGCGATCGTCACCCGAGCCGACGACGTCGCCGAACGCCACTGCTGTCTGCTGTCCAGAGGCACCGTCTGCCGTGATCTGGTAATAGTCCTCGTAACGCAGCGCCTCCTGCACGGCGCCGCCCTGGTAGTAGGTGTGGCGCTTGAAGACGACCACCTGACCCGTGGCGTCGTCGAACGTAGTGGTGTTGCTCTGTCCGCTCGTGCCGAACTGGAAGCCCCCGGTTATGTGGTATGCGCCTCCGATGTCCTGGACAAGGCCGTTGTAATTGGACTCGGAGTCGGACAGGTAGTCCGCCCACCCGGCGACGGTGGTGCCGTCACCCGTGAGCGTGTAGAGCGGACGTTTGAAATGCATGCGGTCAATGTAGAGGTTGTCCGCTTTGACCGTGCCTACGCTGGCGATACATTTGACCCCGAATCCGATCCTCCTGACCGCCGTCAGATCACAGGCCGTGGCAGCGTTCTCACTCGCCGTCTGCCTGGTATCGAGCTGGAACCGCACCCAACCTCCCTTCCAGGCGTTTGACCCCGCCACGTACCAGCGCGACCAGTCGGTTGGGGCGGTCGTACCGCTGTCAGCGGAGCTCGACAAGACGATGAACCCACCGCCGCTGGCGAGGGTCAGGGCGACCGCCGGCGTCGTCATCAGCACCCACAGGCTGATCACCTCGTTGCCGGTGGTCGTCAGATTGACCGTTGTGTTCGCCGTCTTGTTCACCGCTGAGGCGTACCAGTCATACAGCGTAGCGGCGACCCAGTTG